ATCTCCACCTCCTATGGTAGAAATAAAGCGACGGCAAAATACCGCCGCTCATTTTGTTATTCTATGCCTTGCCCCATACCCTTGTTGCAAGTCGCGGGTCAAGCGTTTTGGTTCCGTAAAGGATATCAAAACTCATGGTGTTTTCCTTACTGCTCATGCTGTAACCCATTGTCGCTCTTACTGTCAAACCCTCGAAGCTGGCTACATAACCATCAGCCCCGCCCATTGGTAACGCCATTGGTCGGTTGACCAGTGCAAACGCGTTACGATGGAAAGCAAGGTTTCCGGTATGACTGTCTTTAATTGTCACGTCTTTTGTTGTTGCCACTTCTTCCGCCGCGCCCGGGCTGAACTTAATGGCAATCTCGTTGTTGTCCGCTGTCGCTGTTTCGGTTATGACGTAGGAACCCTCTACATCTTCAAACTCGATGATGTCACCTTTAACCAGTGTTCCAGTCAAATCGTCTGAACCGGAAGATTCAAGCGTTGCGGTCGTTGCTCCTGCCGAAATAGCCGCCTTTGGCTGGATCGTATCTGTTCCGTCCGTTGCCAGTGTTCCTTTAGTGTGTGCAACGATGTTCTGATTCATGAAGGTGTCAAATCCTAACAATCGCCCGATGCTCGCTTCTCTAAGTGCCGCAGTCGTGCCGGATTTCTCAGCGTTGATAATAGCATCAAGTACCAGCAAATCAGCGTCTGCTTCAGGGTCAACCACCATCCGACGACTACCGAAAGGCACTTTGTTTTCGTTCAGCACTTTACGCGCCGCTGAAATGTGCGCCAGCTTATCCGGTGTTTGTCCGGCATCTCCGCTGTAATTGTAAACGTCTTTGTAAAGATCCGCTAAATCTTCGTCAATCTTTTGCGCGATGGCCTGCATTGCTCCCTCTACTACCTGCTCGCCGAAGTCCTGAACGTTCAGGGTTAACTGTTTGCTCGTGATGTCAACTGTAACATCAGCGATCTTATCCAGCGATACCAATACCTTATCTTCTTCGATGTCCTGTGCGTCTGTGGTGCTGGTAAAATCTTTTGCATCAAATACGGCGGGCTTTTTCACCTGAATGGTATCGCCCTTTTGCGCGAACTCATCGGAATAGTCGGTATATACTAAATTAGCAAATACCAGATTATTTCTTAATCTCAAAAGTGCCTGTTGTGCAATCTCTTGCATGGTTAAAAAGTCGTTAGCCATGTTTTTATTCACTCCTTTTTTTAAATGTTTTTAGATTTTGCCTGCTGTTGTTCAAACCATGCGGCGTATTCTTCCATGTTCATCTCTTTCGGGTCTTTCGCCGCTGTTGGTGCGTTTTGTGCACCTTTGTCTTTGCTGTCTTGCTGTGTTTCGATAAAAAGCCCGGCTCTTTCCTGCTTGATGCTGTTAACCAGCCCTTCCGGGTCTTTCACTTTACCTTCTTCGTCCATTTCTACTTTGTCTAAATACTTTGGATTGTCAACGATTAAATCATGAGCGTTTTCATGTAACCCCGCCCTAAGTAATAGCTCTGACAACTGCGTTCGTTTGGTAATGTGGCTGATCTTTTCGTTTGACTGTGTTTCGAGTTCCTGATACTGCTGTTCCCATTCTTTCAGCTTCTGCTCGTATTCTTCCACACTGTCAGCTTTTGCCGTCAATTGTTCGGCAAGTTTTTTCTGCTCGTCTAACTGCTCCCGTACGGCCTTAAGTTCCTGATTCGTTTCGTTAAACTTATCTTTTGGCATTGCGTGTTTCGGAAATTCCTGTTTGAAAGCCTCGATGACATCATCCAATTTTTCAGCGTCGATATGTTCGGACAAAATACTTTTTACCCATTCCATTGTTGTTGCCTCCTTTAGTTTTTATAGGGTACTACCCTTATCGGATTTGCGTTTATGGCCCGCCGGCCGGTACTATTTAACGCATAGATGCGAGATATCGGATCACCTATCCTTTCTCGGTCTGACTTGCGTCATGCCTGATAGGTTTCACCTCCTGTCTGTACTGTCGGTGTTTATAGCTCTTTGTCGCGTTTCCATTCGCTGTAGCTTCTTTGTGGAACCGCGTCATACCTGATTATTTTTCCATCCTTGTCTTTTACCGCGCCTTCGTCTCTGATTCTACGCTTTTCTGGCTCATAACCTTCGATGACTGCAATGGTTGTGCATCGGCAATTAATGTCATCCTCTGCGTTGTTCAGCTCACCTGGAGCCGGCCCTCTGCCGCCTTCCGGTGATTCAAAGTTATCATCCACCGGTATTTCTGTTCCGTCAAGTTCTCCATGCCCATCTCTGGTTCTACCATCCAGCGTTGCCACCCATCGCTTTTTTAGTTTTACGCCCATCTTTTCAGCGTGTTCCATGCTGTCAAGCGCGGCTACTTCTCTGGCTCGGTGTCCTTCAGTTCGTGCGATGCGCTCGGCGTTGTTTAAATTGCTTTCCAGCGCGTCTTGTACCCTGCTTGCTGTTTCGGTATAGGCTTCACCTTCTATCAAACCCTGCGTGACGGCTCTTTTAACTTGCTCCCTCACGCGCTCCTTGTTGGCATTAAGCGCGATTTGTTGATATGGGTTTTCTATGGCTCGCTGTACCGTATTCGGTGACAGTTGTCCAAATCCAAGCTTTAGCTGTGATTCTTTTTCAAGTGCAAACGCTGTGCGGAAATAGCTTTCCTGATATATGTCCCCGGCAAGCGTCTTTGTGTTTCGCGTAACGACTCCGGACAACCTTCCTAATTCTTTGTTGATGTCCTTTTCCAAATTAACCAGCCGATTGTACTTTGTCATTTCGGCATAGGTCAGTTTACCTTTTACCGCGTATTTGCGATGATATTTTTCTAATTGGCTTCTGACACTTCGATTTGCTTTTTTATATTCAGCGGTTAACGTTCTCATGTGCGCATCTTCAAGTCGATCTGTCGCGCTGTCTCGCTGTTTAAACCATCGTTCCATTGACATTACTCTTCACCGCCCGGCTCCGTTTCCGGTTCGTCGTCATTAAGTGCGCCCTGGTATGGATTCATTTCCGCTTCCAATCGTTCCATCTCCTGCTCTACATCAATATCAAAGGGTAGTTTTTCCAAGAATGTTTGCGTTGACATCCTTCCGGTGTCAATAACATGTTTCAAACTTTCCACATATTCAGCCTCGTTCATAATCATCGCCCTACTGAAACTACAATGATAATCAAAATCCCTGCCATCCTGCTCATTGATAAATCCAATCAATGATTTCAGGAACCTTTTAACCTCGGTTTCGATCTTGTCACATTTTAAATCCAAATCGCTAAACTGCGCCCTTATCATAACGTTAGTCAGCGAGCCACCCGACAACTGAGTCATATCTACCGCCATTGCTGTTTTGTATATGTCGCGCTCCAGCCGGTTAAGTAGTGTTTCCCTTGCTTCGACCGGTACCTGCAACTGTGTTGCCGTTACGTCACCGTCAGACGGTACCGGTACAGCTTTATATTGTTTCAGTTGTTGCATAAACTCCACCATGTCTTTTCCTTCTCCGGCGAAGCCTTTAAGTGTAAAATAAGCGTCTTGCATATCGTCAATATTGTTCGCAAAGTCTGATTCGATAATGTCGTATATGTCAATGTATCGTTTGATTCGGTATAACTCTGATAGTTCTTCCGGATTGTACCGCAACGCAAAAAATGGCACTTTCCCAAAGCCGTGCTGTTCTTCTGATACCATCTTGCCTTGATACACCTGTTGACGGCTGTAATGGCCGTATTTTGCGATTAATTCGTATTCTGTATCAGACAACTTCTTTTCATACCGCTCCACCATTTCAGCGTCATATACCAGCATCACATTCATTTCGCCGTCTATGTAGCATCGGATGATCTTTTCGATGTTTCCGTATAAGTCATAAATTGGCGTTACCTGTTCCGGCTTTACCCACGTAAAACGCAACCGGCCGCCGTCTTTATAAGCGTATAGCCATGCAATACCCTTTTTCCCGGCTGTTGTCAGTCCTTCATTAAGCATCTGCTCCGCGCCATGATCGAAATATTCATCCACGCCGTCAGTTTGTTCTTCCACTTCCCACATAATGCCATTACCCACAAGGTAATTTACCGCCTGATCTACTATCTTTGGTAGGAACCCGCTTGCCAGCTTATGATTCGCCATGAATGGGTTCTGTGTGATGCCCAGCCCGTCAATGCAGATTTGTTTTTTCCGACTCATGATGTTACTGTTCCGGCACCGATAATAAGCGTCGCCATGCAAAAAGAAATTATACTGTTCTGTTTGCCTGTAGTCCTCTACTGCCTTTTTATACATCAACTATTTCCACCCCCATGATTCTTTTTTGCTTATTTC